GGCCATCGACAGCGAGACGCGGGGTCCCGGTGAAGGGATGATTCCCAAGAACCATTTGTCCTCCAAACCCATCTCGACGGTGTTTGCGTTCTGCACCACCTTTTGGGCAAGCCCCTCGAAAACAATCGAGGCGCGGTACTCTGACAGCGTGGGTGCGTGCCAATACAGACCACCATCCGGGTGCAACGATAGATTGTCGATAGCCACCACACAAAAAGAGTTTTGGAGAGACCCTGTCACCCACATCTCGGGGTCCACGTACTCCGGTCCGATAAGAGGGAGACGGGCGATATGGGTCGATGTGGACCACCAGAAATTTCCCGAGAAATGGTCAGGGAGCAACTCTTTCGTCTCCCAGTGCTGACAACCTTTGGTTAGAAAACTACCCACGGCGTTACACCCTTCGTCCAGTGCCCGCCAGCAGAGGTGGCGGTACGTCGTCAGACCATCGAGCATCGCCTCGGTCCACCGTTGGATGCTTGCATGAACCAATGGTGGCTTGGTGATGCCCTTGGAATGGACGTACATAATATGTGCGGGTTCTTCCATGGCCGTACAGTCTTCACGGAGACGGTGAAGCGTCGCTCTTTCATAGGCAGACATACCTGGGTCGGTAAACAAACACCTCGTTTTGGGATATGTTTCCATGATATTTAGGGCCTCTTCCACATCGTCACCAAGAACCACGTACCGTACCTCGGAAACGTCCTCCAAGACCCCGGAAATCAAGAAGGTGTCCATGATTGTCTGGACGACTTCCTTGTACCTTTTCAGCGTACAAATGTGAAAATAAATAAATGTTTTATGTTGTAATGATTCCATTATACATACATACATACAATAAAAAATTTTTTTTTTTATTATTCTCCCGTCGGGTTACTTTTTTCAAATAGATGGTGCGACGTCTGCTTTGCAAAAATCGATAGACCCGTACGGGGTAATTTCCCATGAAAGCACAATCGACAGACACGTAGTGTTCTGTATTCTCAATAAATGTGGACATTTTCTCCCTCTTTAAAATAGTGTTCTTTTCCTGATTTCATCGTCACGATAATAATTTTGACGCTATTTACATGAGGATCGGTTTGGATCCTCAAAACGTCTAAAGTAAGCTTTAGTGTACCGGGGGATGGGATACAGCAGGGGACCCAAGAATTATACAATCCAATTTTAATGTGGTTTATTTCAGAATGAGGAAGGGAATAGAGTGGGAAAGGTAGGTTGGGGGTAAACACAATGACTCCTCTATACTCTTGCAGAGAAGGAAAAGAAAAATTGGCAAGATAGGGATTGTACGCTACCGGAGGAGGCTCTAAAATTTGATCAATTTTTACGAAACGGACATTTTTAATGGTGCCAATGATCCACATTTCAGGATCGTGGTATCGTTTACCGATAGGTTTGAGTGTGGCGATATGAGTAGAGGTTGCCCACCAAAAGTTTCCGGAGAAATGAGGAGAATTTTTTCCATCTTTTAAATCCAGGTACAAAGAACCAACGGTATCAGCCCCTCGAGAAAGTTCTTTCCAACACAAGTAACGATAGGTGCACAACCCCGTTAACATTAATTCTGTCCATCCTTTAATCTTGCTCTCGTATAATTCCATCGGATGAGAAATCCCTTTGGAATGGAGGTAGAGGATGTGCGCTGGTTCTGTCATTTTCTGACAATCTTCCAAAAGGCGATGAAGCGTGAATCGTTCATAGGAAGATTTGTCTAGAGATTGTTGGAGCAACTTCGCCTTGGGATAGGACGACATGATTTTCTCAACCTCTACTAAATGATTGCCAATCACACCGTACCGCAATTCTTGGATTTCAGTCATTATTCCTGATTGGTCCAAGAATTGCATGATGTGAGAAATAACTATTTTAAAGTGACCAGATGTGCAAATGTGAAAGTAGATATATTTCATTTGTCTTTACTTTCAAAATATAAAAAATATTTTAATGTCTTACAAATCCGATGGGAGGAGTACATTCGCCCCTCTCGTATAGAAAAAATAAGGAATAATTCGTTCACAAACAAAAACATGCATGGAAAATAATTCATTCCGTAAACCCTGGTTGCATATGCTCTATGTCCACTATTATACAGATGTAACTAACCTATGAACAAATCGTGAATGATTATCATTCCATCGTTTCTTTTATAAACACGGAACAAATTCCTACTATTTACGACGAACCATGTGTATGTATGATACCAACCTTTAATAAAACGGGACATGGTTTTTCAGCGGTCTATACGATCCAAAAGTCATTCGAGAAGTCCACTGCTTGAAATCACCAGGTTATCATTTCATACCCTTTCTGGAGCAAAATGGAGGTGAAATCGGATATACTGGAAAAATCTTTTATTATTATTTTAACAGTGTCGAAGAAATTAAACACGTATTCCAACGTTGAAAATGATTTCTTCATTTTCTGAATTGTGAATTTTTGGTCACTGTGTCATTTCAAAGGGATTTTTACCACGTCATAAAAAAAAGATATACCAACTGGTATGTAGTCAAGTTATTCCTCCTTCGGATAACGTTGAATTATCTGACGCACTGCGTCCATTACCGGTAATGGAAAATAGGAAAGCAATTTTTGGACTTGTAAATGCGGGGTCGACCTCTTTGCCTTGGCGGAGGGCTCTTTATTCATTTCAAAGGTATGGTCGCTATGATTTTGTTGATACAACCGCATGATGTGTTCCAACGATATGACACCGGGATTCACAAAATTACAGATTCCTGTTTCGCTTTTTTCGACCATGTCCAACAACAGTGGGAAGAGATTGTCTACACATGTTACCGATAATGTGGTATCGGTAATAGTGGAATATCCAACCAGTTTCGTCAATAGATTTTTAGGGGACGCGTGACTGCTCATCGGATAATTGACCCGGAGATAGAGGACGTTGGGGTACAAGGAAATCATGTCTTCCAACAAGATGCGAGCGCGCGCATAAAAATTATCCGTAAAGTTACCACGGTCACCTTCCTCATACTCGCCGTCATTCTTAAAGATACCTCCCGACCCAAACACCGTCAAATGAATCTTACGGTCGTGGCACATTTTGGCCAGGGTCATTTGATACGTGACATTGGTTTCCACCGTTTGTACCGGGTGGTCGTCGCACCAAAAAATGTTGGGTACACCCGTCAACCCCGCCGCGTTAATGACATACTGTGGGGAATAAAAGTCTAGAATTTCTGCAATCTTCTCGGTGTCCTCTAATCGGAGAGAGCATTCCACAAAATGTTTCCCCTTTTCTTTCAACGTCTCTACGAGATGCGAACCTAAAAATCCTCTTCCACCCCAAACCAGGTAATCGACGGGCTTGTGAAAATTTTTTAGCTGGTCTTTTTCGGAAAGAATGAGTTGGTTGTGGGAAATGGGTAGGGTGATACCCAGAAACGGGTCACGGTAATGAATATGCGTTGTATTTTCTGGAGTAAAATGTCCGTTGAAATGGTAGATGAGGATGGAATTTTCTTCCATGCACAAGAAACCATGGGCGTGATTCGCAGGCACCACCACCTGAAATAATTCGGAGCTTGGGTCGAGCATAAAATACTGGGGCTTCAAATAGTTGTCATGAAAAGGATCGAGGTTTACAATGATATCGAGGACGCGTCCGTGGATACAGGTGACTTTTTTGTCGAAAGGATTTGCGTGCAATCCTCGAAAGACGTATTGACGGTTGACACTGACAGTGCTTTCCACGACTTGAAAATTCATATCCTTCTTGATGGGAAAAAATAGGGTCCCCCTCGAGTCCTCAAATTTCATTTTCTTTTGAGAAAAGAAAAAAAAAACCAATTCAATCTTGGGATATTTCTATTGATTCAATAGGTACTTTTTGTGAAATTCTTTCAAAGATGTTGTTATGTTGAGCTAGATAAATTCCACCGCGTTTAGAGAGCTCTTGGACATTAAGAAATTTTTTACAGATACCTCAACAAGTAATTTAATACACCAGGTCGCATAGGAAAAGGGATTGTACTCAAACTTATTCGCCATGGAAAGGCAAAGATAAAAGACTGTTGCAACAAGTTGTTTACGTTAGCTTCATTAGGAACAGAAGAGATAATCTTGTAATCAACAACTTGGTTTTGCAACAAAATATTTTGAACCAATTGTGACCTGAATTCCACAGGAGATAAATCATCGTCCCAGTGCTTCCATGCGTTGCAAGATTGTCTTTGTTGGAGAATGGTGTTTTTGAAGTTTTTAATACCGTGGATGCCCACGACGACATCACTGTGAAGTAACATGATCCACTCGTATTTTGGATTTCTTTGGAAATCTTTTAAACCAACTTCCCATATTTTCCTTCTACAGTCCATGACTTTTCCGTCCACGTAAGTAACGGGAAAAGGAAAAAACGTATAATTCTTGATCTGGGGGCACGTCGTATAAAGGTAAACATCGTACCCGGCCACGAGAAGGATTTTCAATGACGATATCACATGCTCTCTCATCAAATTATCTACATCATGATGAGCGTAGATAACGCAAGCGTTATTTTTTTTCTGTTGTGTAGGCCACAACAACCATTCTTCGGCATACCCGTATACCATGTTACTATCACGCCCGCTCTTGGTATAGAATTTACTGGTATATTCAAAATCGGTAAAAACGTGGGCGATAGTGTCAATCGCCACATTTTTCTTTTCCACGTTCTCATAGTCATATTCTACATTATCCTCCTCAAACGGATTCGTAATATCAAGAACTCGTTTCATAAATTGAACGCAATATTCGTAAAGTATGGGAGCGGACATATAGGAACTTTCCGTAGTTCTCCATACATTTTTAATAAACACCGTATCTTTCAGAGGCTCATTATCACGCTGGTAAAAATGAACTCTTCGATTCGGTGTCTCTTTATCCACATACAGACACGTAATTTTATAATCAAAATGAGACAGCGCCATGGGTAAGGCATATTCACCCGTAATAATGCAGTCGTATTTAGTGGCCTTTGGACCATATACACTGTTTGTCATACAACACATTTGATGACGTTGTTGAAAAAGAAGGTTGTAAATGTCTTTAGTGATTTTCAGAAGATGAAAGCAAAGACCTAGCTTCAATCCCTCCCCTACACTGATATGATGACGTAAACTTTCGACAGTATGAACCTCTCCACACGGGCTACAAACTACCGCAGAGTCTTCCACCATCTTTGCATGAAAAGGAAACAACCAATGTGTCGACAAGTCGGGTGCTATAAAGGGTCCCATGGCTGAAACATTGAGCAAACACAAATAATCAAAAATTTGCCAAATGGGTTGTTGGTAATGGTTTTGGAGGAAATGGACGCCGTCAAACCAACCTTCATAATCAGATCCTCCATCCCCACTACTTTCCCTTTGAATGACAAACACGTTTTCTCGGGAAGGAATGTTTACTTCACAGGCTCCATTGTTTAGTACGAAAACGTAGTCAATGTCTAAAGGAAGCCAATGTTGGCTTTGCATACCATATTTTATGAAAAACATAAGATTCGTTTCATTCTTTTGCTCATTCTGTCGGTGATAGTAAACATAAATGCATGCAATTTTACTCGCTTGTAAATCTTTATGTACAAGATCAGACTTTTCATGTCTATAAAGAGGGCTTGGTATAAAAACAGGCATCTGGACTTTTTTATTTTAATTATGGATAATATTTTATTTTTTTTTTAATTCTTCGCCAAAAGCAACTCTTCAATGTATCCTGGTCGGTACCAAGAGGGGAATCGTTCCAGCAACTGGACCCGTGGATTGGCTTTATACAAATCCCGAACCGTATACGGATTGTCATCATGATTGATGGAAAAGAATCGATTTCCGATATCGGGAAATTTATCTATATAGGATTGAGCATTGGAACGTCCCATTTCCGTCAAGCCGTCAAACTGAACGATAAGGTCATATTTTGCATTCGTACCCAACGGTTGATAACGGTGGGGAGGTAACATAAAAATCTTGGATTGTTCCAGAGGTGCTTCTTTGTAAAGACACATGGATTCATTTCCTACTGTATTTCCAAGCCAGTAAGAACTGACAAAGAGAGGAATGGGGATATCAATCACCGTGACGGTATCGACGCCCATTTTTTTCAAATAATATACATTCCTGCACATCCCACCACCAATTTCTAGAATTTTCGCTCCCTTTAACGTTTCTCCTAATATCGTTTTGATTCGGTGAACGAAATAGAGGGAATGAGCGGAGCGTATATTCATCAATCCACGACTCGTGGGAAATCCAAATTCATCCTTGAAGATATTGGGAAAATCAATCTTGAAACCAAAATAATCATCTAATTGTAAAAGCAATTCTTCCACCGATGCATTCGTTTCTTGTTGTTGAAGAATGGTGGCATAGGTTGGATTTTCAGGCCATGGTACTCGCAGTAAACCGATCGCACGGCATAAATTGAAAAAAAAGGGAAGACTTTCACGACTATCTTCTACTCTGTCTAAAAAAAGATTGTCAAACCCAAAAGTGAGAAAATTTGTGCGTGGGTTTTGGAGGTGATAACTCACTTTTTCCTCGTTTCGCGTCATAATATCTTGTATCACGCTTTCATACTTTGGTTCAATCCAAAACGTCCACATGCTCGAAGCATCTTTATGACTGGCTTCCCAGTCATTTATATTTTCAATGTAGGCCTTAATAATTCGCTGGATGTAATTTTCCATTTTTGTTTTAAAAATAGAAAAAAAAATTTACAAAGTTTCTTATATTTTTCTTTTTTCCATTACCCAACATTTTCTTTTCTTACACAAAACTCAACTCGGGAAAATAGCGGTCGATAATCACTACTTCCTTGGTTCCCTGTAGCGACCTTATCTTCTCGGTGATTTCCTTGGAAAAATTCCATGCCAGGACCACCACCAGGAACTTTGGATGGAGGTCTTCCTTAAAATGCGACGGTGCCACAATCGGGATATCCAGCTTGGGGGAAAACGTGTCGATTTTCAGGGGATTTTCATCAATGATATAGTCGAGGTCGATGTTCCCAAAGCACACCACCGTCTGACCCTTGGCCGCCGCACCAAACCCGATGCATTTGAATCCATTTTTCCGATGAATCTCAATCTGCAAGATGAGGTGGTTCATACACCGTCGCGCGTTCAGCCCGAATTTTTCATAGGTGAGCATAGAATACAATCCTTTGGTCGTTTCCTCTTCCAGATGCTGTTTGACGTTGTTTTGGGATTCAACAGGTAAAGAAGCAGAGGCCAGAACAATCTCAAAGAGGTAGCTGTCCCCGTGAATATCGCATTCCAAGACGCGGTGCAGTGTCAACCCATTTCTCTCCACGAGTGTCTTCATGGACCGCGTACAAAAAAAGGAAATATGCTCGTGATAGGTCGTATCAAACTCCCCGTTCAAAATCATATTTTTTTGCGAGGTCTGGATAAAGAGGGAGGTCTTGTCGTTCATAATTCGCTTGCAACTCTGTAGGAACGCATCGATGTACTGGGTATGCGCAAAGACGTTTTGTGCGGTAATCACATCCATGATGGGTAATGTGGAGGCTACCTCGTCCTTCCAGAAATCGCAAACGACGGTATGACCCTTTTCACGAGCGATGGGGCAAAGGTTTTCTGCGGGGTCGACCCCGTAGGTTTCCCATCCCAGTTCCTTGAAGGAATCTAGCTGGGAACCATCGTTACAGGCAATGTCGAGGACTTTCCCACCATGGGTCAAATTTTTGTACTCGTGGACAAACTGGGCGTTTTTTCGGAAATAGTTCAGCCCGGTTTGGGAGGTACCACTCACGTACTTGTAATTACGAAAGAGGATGCTCGGGTCCACGGCATGGGAGAGCTGGCAATGGAAGCAGGAGGGACAGACCATCAACGCCAAAGGAAAGTTTTCGCAAATCTCGCTCTGTAGATGAAATTCATTCGCCAATGGCTGGTACCCAAGGTTCAGTGCGAGTTGGTTGGGTCCCAAACAGCAGAGACAATGACGGATGGGCTGACACTGTTTCGTCATACCCGTCAAGATACGTTGTAGCGACGAATGAACATGTTCGATGTTGTACAAAGAGTGAAGCGAAGAAGAGTCTAGAACAACATGGGAACGCTGTCCAAGCGTCGCATCATGATCTTCCTGTGAAAATTCCTCGACGATTTGGTTACGGTCCAGTACATTTTTGAGCTGGCATTTCAATTCTAGTAAATTGACGACGCCTGGGTTGACGAGATGAAACGTCCCTGTTTTTTGTTGTAGCACCAGATCCATCATGACCGGTAGAATATCGCGGAGAACGGTGACCGAGGTGCTTCTGTTGACCACCTTGTCGTAGGACAAGAGCTTGCTCAACAAACACTTGGGATGAAAATCACCGGAGATGGGGTACCGCAATCGCAATTGAAGGTAATGAGTGGAAAAAAGGCGAATCAACTTTTCGGTATAGGATTTCACGATGGAATGGGCCGAACAGGTCAGGTTGGGGGTATCTTCTTCCAAAAACACCGTGGTATCGTCTTTGTCGTAAAAAATACATCCATCTCCTACGTGCGTAAAATGGATATTCAACTCCTGGCAACATTTCAAAAGCACCATTTGCGCATATAGATTATCTCGTATATTAATATCCAGCTTGTCTTCGACGTAAGAGGTGGAATAAATGTTTTTCCCCGAAGACCGTCCGATGCAACAGAGGACCCGGTCCGGATTTTCGGCAACAATTTCATTTCGGACGGCTTCTTCCTCCTCACACCGACTTTTTCCCATAATGACTTGGATGGAAGGATGGTAGAGTTTTATGTACTGGGTGATGGCTTGTCCAATGTATCCGCGTCCTCCATAAAGCAGTATCTTGGTCATTCTTTTTTATAATAATAGGTAATAAAAAAAATGTTTTTTTTAGTTTTCGAAATCTAAAAAAAATAGGAAATACCTTTCAAAGACTTTGATAAAACTCGATGACTGCGGGGTCCGCCACGATGCGTTTCGTGTCCAGGGACGAAAGCCATACCCCGCCGAGCGTCTTGATGCGCGAGAGCGCCACATACGCCTGCCCGCACTCAAAAATCTCGCTCCCAAGGTCCATGAGCGCCGTGTCCAAATTATGACCCTGGACCTTGTGAATGGACAACGCCCAAGACAGCTTAAGAGGAAACTGGTGAAAGGCAATCTTGTGGTCCTTGTCCGCATCGCCATCCTCCACGTACTCCATGGGTTCTACTTCGACTTGTCCGACGCCACGAAAATCCACTACCGGATAATTTCTCGATGAAAAACCACGGACAATACCCTGGGACCCATTCACGAGCCCCCTTTCCAGGTCCATGTTCCACGTCAGAATCACGTGAGCGCCCTCGGCCAGACGGACCGACGAGGGAACACCCATCCGCTGTCGCACCGCCTCCACGTCCGGTACCTTGACCAGGGAACCGCGCACGACACGGACCTTGAACTCGCGGACGGGTTTATCAAGGCGCAGTAACGCCGTATCATTCAGCGTATCCACCTTGCGGTTCACGGGATAGAGCACCGTCGCCGGTGTTTCCATCGACGAGGCCTTGTGGACCAGACGACTTTGGAGCAGTGCGACATCGGTGTCCGTCAACTGCCCGGTCCGAATATGCTGGAGGACCTGGTACCATTCCTTGTCCTCTTTTTGTCGGTAAATGGTTTGTAGATGAACAACCTTCTTGAACCCACGTCGAAAGACGGGGCTCTGAAACAAAAACGTGGGTTCGTCGACAGGAGGAAGCTGAAAAAAATCCCCTGCGAGAACGACCGTCAACCCTCCAAAAAAGGCTTGGGATTTTCTGACTTTTCTCGCCACCTCCTCCAGCTTTTCAAACAGGGTCGGCCCGAGCATGCTCACCTCGTCGACCACCAAGACATGCGTGGATTTCCACCTCTCGACCGCCTGCTTATTTTTTCGTACACGGACCACCAGGGCCTCTACGGGTTCCTTGCCGAGGCCGATACCCGCCCACGAATGGAGGGTACGCGCTTTCGGGGATAGGAGGATAGCGGCACACCCCGTCATGGCGGTGATGCTTACTATTTTTTGTTGTTCTCGAAGAACCTGTTCCATTGTCTGGATGGTAAAGGACTTGCCAGTTCCCGCCGACCCCGTCAAGAAGACATTTTTTCCCTGAAGGGTCGCGTCAACACATGCTTTTTGTTGTTCGTCCATAATCTTTAACATGAATAGGTTTCATGCCCGCTCCGACAAACCTTCATTTTTTTCTTTTCTTTTTTTTTCTTCCTTGAAAAAAAAAGAAATGTCGTTGGGGTTTATCATTGTTCGTCACGTGAATTCTCCATCGACGAATGAATACTGGATCGAGGCCTATCGTTCCATCCGCCGATTTTATCCCAACGAATGGGTTCTCATCGTCGACGACAATAGCATTCAATCGTTGGTCACATGTAACTTTACCCCGTACAAGTGCAAAATTATAAAGTCGGAATTTCCCCAATCGGGAGAATTGCTGGGCTACTACTACTTTTACAAGACAAGGATGTTTTCGCAAGCGGTCATCCTGCACGACTCGGTCTTTCTACAGGAAAGGCTACCCGTCGTGAAAAAGCCCGTCAGTTTCCTGTGGCATTTCGCGTACCCTCCCGCGTACCCAAAAGAAGAAAAACAGTTTGTGCGGAAACTACGACACCACCACCCCTTGCTCCAACTTTACGAAAAGAAGAACAAGTGGTTTGGATGCTTTGGTGTCCAATCCATCATCCGCCTCGATTATCTTGATTTTTTGGAAACCAAGTATGGCCTTTTCAAGCTCCTTCTCCCCTTTATCAAAAACCGTTTCGACCGCCAGTGCATCGAGAGGGTATTTGCCCTCGTCTGTAGCGTGGAATGCTCCTACCTTTTGGAAACTCCGTCCCTGTTTGGTAACATCCATACTTACCCCATAAAATGGGGTTTTACGCTGGACGACATGAAAAAGAAACCGAAATCGTTGGTATTCCACGTACCCGCCATCAAGGTATGGACGGGGCGTTAAAAGGAATGGAATAATCCAAAGAAAATTAACGAGCGGGAGCGTTCTTTAACGCGTCCCATGCGCCTTGCATCGTGGCCCGACAGCACAAGGGAACCGTGTACCCGTGCTGTGTGAAAACGTGGGAGGGCAAGTCGACCGTGGGTGTCCATCGCCGGCCACCGAGAAGGCGCGCACACTTGGGACCGGTGACGGAGTGGACGGTGGGACACGAGGACCGAACTTCAAGGAACGATACCATTTCTCGTGATGGGGATACTTTCGACGTAAGGAGCATCATATGAACCCAATGTTTACAGGGAAAAAGAGAGGTGACAACGGCACGTCTCCACAGCCTTATCATGATGACGATATATATTTTTTTTAACGGAAAAAAAAATAAATTCATCCCATCAATTCTTTTTCGACACCCAACCTCACGTCCTTGATGGATTTAGGTCCTCTTTGCGCGCCTACATAATGATTGAGGAGGCCTTGGAGTCCCCTAAACTCGACAAACACACGACCCTCGTTCTTTCGAAACGGGAGTCTTCCCACGTCCCATACGCCTTGCCTCGTGTATTTTTGTTGCTGGGTGGTTGGAGCGGGGTCAAAATGGACGGCCCTGAAATAATTGTAGTCTTCTTGTGCTCCGGCATTTTCTCCGGCTTTCGCTTCGCCTTGGGCTCCGGCATTCGCTGCAAGGCGGTGCTCCCGGAACCACCGGTCCAAACGGTCCGTGTCCTCCTCGGAAAGAAGGACCTTGAGGTCCTGGAAGGCGTG